TCTCTGCTGAGCAGAGCTATCTAGTAGAGAACGCCGCCGTTAAGTTTGACACTTACGCGGCAACCCCTAACCTCTATGCAGATGGGCCAATCAATATCATCACTAAGTGTGACTCTCAGATCGCAGCTGCTTTCCTAACTCAGTTTGCAGACCTAGGGAACACTGAAACCGGTGCTCGTTCTGTTGGCGAGATTCACCTAAGCGTCTTCCGAAGAGCGGCCATTAACTTATGTGATCTCGTTGCTAGTGCTGTGAGTGGCATTGACCGCCGTGGCGGTGGAACTATCGGTAGATTGATCAGGTGGAACTATGGATGCGTTGACCCGTCAAAGTTGCCTCGCCTTGTTCACACTGGTCTTGATACTGATGACCTTGCTGACTCTCTTGGTATGCTCCCTGGTCTCGTGCAGTCCGGCCTTCTGACTCCTGATGATGAGCTAGAGAGAGCAATCAGAGAGCGTCTCGGCGCTGGTGTATTGCCTGAGGACGCTGAGAGATCACCTCTCATGAGAGTTTCATCAGTAGGTGGCGGTGGATCAGTCAGCGCATTGACTGAGCAGCTCATCAAGAGGAGGCGTGAGCATGGCAAAGCGTAAGCGCACCAAAGCACAGACGCCAGCGCCTAAGAAGGATCAGCGCACAGGTAGCGCCAAGAATCCTGAGGGCTCAGCTAGTGGCGCTCGTGGTGGTATTGAGATTGGTGAGCAGGCGACCAAAGCCCTTGAGAATATGCGTGACACCCATAACGCACGATTCACTAAGGCTTCTCGGCGCGTCGATCTCGGAACACTCAAGGCCGTCTTTCGACGTGGCGCGGGTGCTTTCAGTGTTAGCCATCGACCGGGGATGACTCGCAATGGTTGGGCGCTTGCTCGTGTGCGCACCTTCCTTAAGCTCGTCGCTACAGGTCAGCGCAAGAAAGCTTATACCGGTGATCTTGACTTACTCCCTAAAGGTCACCCTCAACGCCGAGAGTCTGAAGCAAAGGCTGAGTTAATGGCGATACCTGACAAGTATTCTCATATTGACTTCACCCCACCACAGGGCGCTAGAGACGCAGCCAAGCGAGCGCTTGAGGTCAGAGCTGATAAGCCAGAGTCACAACGAGGTATGACCCCCGTTGGAATCGCTCGAGCTCGTGACCTGAAAGCGGGTAAGCAGTTAAGCCCTGAGACTGTCAAGCGTATGCTCGCTTACTTCACCCGCCATGAGATCGACAAGCAAGGCTCAACTTGGGATGACCAAGGTAAAGGCTGGCAAGCTTGGCAAGGTTGGGGCGGTGATGCCGGCTATGCATGGGCGCGAAAGGTAGTTAAGCAGATGGATTCAGCAGATAAGAAGAGTCAATCACTCAGAGCCTATGGTGAAGCTCTCCAGCTCTCAGAGGCTCCAAGCTATGATGTACCTGATGGCCTAACCATCGGTAAACCATTCAAGACGCTCTCTCTTGGTCAGGTGAGCTCACGCATGAGCGGTGAGTCAATCGGCAAAGAGATAGATGTAGATATGCTCTCTGAGATGCTCAGAGTGTACCGAGAGCGCAAGGACGCGGACCCCGTTATTATCGATTGGCAACACGCCACATCACCCTTTAACGGTGGACCCCCTGCACCCCCTGAGAGTGGCAACGCTCTCGGCTTAATCGTCGACTTAGAGCTTAGAGAAGATGGCCTTTACGCCGTCCCTGCTTACAACGAGCGCGGCTTAACCGTGGTCAAAGAAGCGGGGGGGGTCTTGTGGTCAAGTCCTGAGTTTATCACCGGCGATGTACATGACAGAAGCGGCGGTGACCTCATCGGTAAAGCCCAACTGTTAGCAATCACCCTCACCCCTCGGCCTGCTCAGTCTCATGACCGCATCGACCGAGTAACCCTTAACGAAAGGCTTGAGATGGACAATCTCGAATCAATGAGTCTTGAGGATCTCCGCGCTGCTCTCGTCGCTAAAGATGAGATGGTCAAGGAGCTCGAAGAGATGATCAAAGAAATGAAAGCTGACAATGAGGCCAACCTCAAAACTGAGTCTGAAGAAGACAAGGTTGAAGAGATGGCTGAAGATAAGTCTGAAGATAAAGCTGAGATGAAGGCTGAAGACGAAGACGAAAAGAACAAGATGGGATATCAGAAGATGAGTGAATCAATCACCCCTGATGTAAACCTTCTCAACGAGGTCGCTCTTCTTCGCGAGAGCCTAGCAGAGCTCACCGCCGAGCGTGACGCCATCAAGCGTGATCAGGCTGTCAGCTCTCTCCTCAACGAAGGAAAGATCAGCCCTGCTGAGCAGACTGTGGCTGGTAAAGCGTGGGACCTGCGAGACGCTCAGCCTGAGTTCTGGCAAATGTTCTCTGAGCGCGCTAGCTCTTCAGCTGTGCCACTCGCTGAGATCGGCCACGGGGCAAGCGGTGAGGAGATCTCACGCCAGACTCTCAATGAGCAAGTTCTAAAGCTCAAGCAAGAGAAACAAGTAACCTACTCTGAGGCGCTCGACCTTTTCCGCGCCGAGAACCCTGACTACTACTCTAAGGCATTAGGAGTTTAATCATGGCTAATACTGATAACATGATTTCTTTCGTCGCGGCTGAGGCTATCACTGAGTTCGCCGCTGTATCTGTTGATAGCGCTGGCAAGGTTGTCATCACTGACGCTTCAACTGATGAAGCTTGTGTCGGCATCGCTCAGCGCGCTTGCTCAGCAGGTGACGCCGTTGACGTAATTGTAGGTGGCATCTCACGCGCTATCGCTGGCGCTGCCATCGCTCCTGAGACTACCTCTCTTCTCATGGCAGAGGCTAACGGAAACCTTATCCCTCTCGTTAAGGGATCAGGGAACTTCTCAGTTGCTCGCATCCTTCCAAACATTAATCATCACTCTCCTGCTGATGGTGACCAAATCAAGGTCGTCTTCACAGGTCCGAGCAACTACGAGGCATAAGGAGTAACTCATGGCTAGTTCATATAGTAATCTTCATCCAGTAGACCAGATCTTAACTAACCTCGTCGTTGAGGCGGTTCCATCTGACAATCAACTCATCGCTGATCAGATCTTTGAGACAATCAAAGTACCTGAGCGCTCAGGAACCATTCTCCTCGAGGAGACACGGAACTTCATGGGCGCAGGCGCTGGCCTCGACCTCGAGCGCGCTCCTGGAGCTTCACGCGCTACTATTGGCGGGTTTGATCGATCAAGCACCACCTTCAAGGCGAAGATCTACGCAGCTTCTGACAGTATCGCTATGGAGGACATCTTCGACTCTCAGTATCCAGGGAGCGAAGAGGCTCGCATCGCCAAGAAGGTAGCGCGCGTCATGAAGCTCGCAAAAGAGAAGCGCGCCGCTGATCTCCTCTTCGGTACATCTAACTTCAACAACGACACAGCGGCCAACGAGTTTGGCGGTGAGTTTGATGATGTTGGCTCTACTCCTCTCAGCGATCTCTATGACCTGCGCAACACAGTATTTGAGGCGGCTCATGGAATTGCTCCAGATACTCTCGTGCTCGGCCATAAGGTCTTCCGCACTCTTGCCAAGAATCCTGAGGTTCGCGGATACCTTGAGGTAGGCGGAGCAAGCACTGTTGGAGTAGCTGCAGGGTCACGCATCCTCAATAACCAATCAGTGATTCAGATCCTTCGTGATGTGCTTGGCATCCCCAACATTTACGTTGGCGCGGCTCGTCGTGATACTGCGGTCCCTGGTGCTACTTCTTCAGAGTCTTATATCTGGACTGAAGACGCACTCTTTATGGGTATCCTCAGAGGCTCTGATGCAATCGTTCAAAAGAGCGGTAATGTCAAGGGTATGCCTACAGCGGCGATCAACCTAGAGTTTGGTGGCATGATCGCTGGTCAGTATGACTCATTAGACCGTACTCGCCGTTATGTTTATGCTGAAGAGGTCCACGAGTTTAAGAGCCTCGACGGTACTCTTGGGCGCATCATCACGAGCGTTGTGAACTGAGTTTGAGTAGATGCTTGAGACTAGCCATATACATCTTTCAGAAGATGCGGATAAGCTCGCCATTGATGACCTGACACGACAGGTTAAAGGCGAGCGTGGTCCGGTGGCTAGTCTCATCAGAGCTAGACGCGATCAGCTCAGAACAGAGGTTGAGGCCGAGCGCGGCTTTATCCTCGCACTGAAGAGAACGCGTAAAAGTCTAGTGGACCTCATGACCATGGTGGCCACTAGCAATGATCCAGCCCTTATGATGAGCTTCACTGATGAGCAAATCATGGACCTCATCTTGAGGGGTGGTCTTGGCCTTGCGGTCGATGACTTTATTGAGTCCACTGATAAAATCAGAGCAAGCGTTGAGAGATCGCTTGAGGTGATTGGTACTGACCTCTCTCCTCAGGCTATGCCTCAACTTGACCTGATCCAAGCACAAGCCTCATCAGCGGTGTTTGAAGATGTGCTGATGCCTGACATGACCAGAGCAGTTAAGGGCGCTCTCAGGTCTATGACGTTAGCCATACCTGTTGAGATCATTAAGAGTGACTTAGAGACTCAACTAGAGAGAGCAGAGGGCCGACAGCTCACAGAGATCAAGACGCAGATCTCAGAGTATGGGCGATCAGTCACAGCGGTAGCAGCTGCTGACGCTGGCCTTGATCATTATCTCTATACAGGGCCAAGAGATGGAATCACTAGGCCCTTCTGTCGAGCGCTCATCAATCTCGTGGTCGATGAGAAGCAGATGAGTCAGCTCAATAACGGCCAAGGCAAGCCGGTCAAGATCGCCTGCGGTGGTTACAACTGTCGGCACTCTTGGAGCCCTGTCACTGAGGGATTCATAGAGGCTGCTGACCTCACTAGAGCAACCTCTAAGAATATCAGCAAAGCCAATGCAGGAGCGAAGTCATGAGAAAAGCAGTTAAAGGCCAGGTCTATCACTTCGTGTGGCAACCTCCACAACCTTACAGCGGGTCACCTACTCTCACCGTTGGTTTCAGCGCTCCACTAACTGATGAGCTCTTCACCCAATCAAGGACTGATGCGACTGTCACGAGTGTGGCCAATGATCGGCGCACTCTCACTCTAAGCTCTGCGGTGAGTGTTGCTCTTGAGCGTGATGAGGTCAGAGCTTTTCTTAAGACCACTCGTGACACCTATTATGCTGTTAAGGTGACTCGTTTAGGTGGTACGACTGCGGTCTTGGCTGAGCCATTACCTCGAGAGCTTGACCTGACCACAGCGGCCACTCTTAACTTTGCGATGAGTTATGTGGATATACTAGCGTCTAAGCTAGGCACTAGTGGGGTCTATCCATACGCCATCAAATATGCTGACCTTGTTGGCGGGAATCATGTAGAGACTGGTCTATTAAAGGTTACCCCTCGACCGTTTGACACTGGCCTAGATCATGATGAGTTGGTGGCTCAGTTCGCTAACCTCGCTGATATGGTTCCACGTCGACAGAGTGACTTTACACCTCAGATTGAAGCGGCGCTAGATGAGATTATCTTAGTCATCAGAGATCATGTGATAGCTGATGGTGTGACTGAGGATGAGGTATTCAATCAGCAGAGCTTCAAGCGCGCTCATGCATACTGCGC